ATCATACTTACTTTTTTTAGTGTACCATTCATGCTTACTAAAGTAGTGGCATTGGTACTAGCTAGTATAGAGGTGATGTCAATCAATGAGAATTATAAAGTAGTTAAAGGCATAGATCTATGGCAGTCAATGAAGTTGCTATTTGCAAGAGCAAAGGATATTAAGGATGATATTAATAAAATAAAATAAAAATTATGAAATTTAGAAACAGCTGGAAATCTGCAACAAAACAATGGGATAAAATATCTATAAGATTTAGATTGTCATCACTAGATGTATTTACTCTAGAGATAGATATATCCAGAGAATTTTACATGTTAACAATTTTAAATTGGACAATTAAAAATAGATAAAATGAATTCAAGAAATCAATTTGTAAGATCAGCAAAAAGTTATGAAGCCGGAGGTTCAACTAGTGAGTCTAATCAAGATAATGCTTGTTGGCCACCTTGGAAAGCAAGAAGAAATAAAAGTTGTGCTCAAAAAATAATAGATAAAAAAAAAAGTTGGGATAGACAAGATAAAGCAAAAGCAGTAATTAAAAGAGTTGTTGGTACAGCTGGAGTAATAGGTGGTGGTATTTTAGGTGGAATCAAAGCTTATGGAAAAAGCCCTAAGTTTAAAGAAATGGTTGATGGAGTTAAAGAAACATTAGGTATTAATAAAAATGGTGGTAAAATAAAATATAAAAGAAAATGATATACTTAAGAGAGCAAATAGATGCTGCTGTAAAAGCTAAAGGATATGCATATTTTGCAGGTGCTAAAGACTATGATGTAAATATTATAGGAGTTCGTAACTCAGCACCAGGTCAAAAAGTTACTAATTTATTTGATGACAAATTGACTATCTCTTATAGAGTAGATGGTAAATGGTTCTACCATGAGTGGGATGCTACTACTGAGCCAGGTAAAAAAGGAGTAATGCAATTCCATAATGCTAAGGGAGTAGCTAGATTAGTTCCAGGACAATATAAAGGAGTTTATGCTATATCTAAGCATCAAGGAAAGTATGAAGCAGTATGTCAAAGATTAGGAGATGTGACTGTATGGAGAGATGGTAATAAAGATATGACATTTGATGAAGTAAAAACTGATACAGGTATGTTCGGAATTAACATACACAAAGCAGGTACAGTATCTAGCTTTGTAGAGAATTGGTCAGAGGGCTGTCAGGTATTTAAAAGAGTAAAAGATTTCAATGAGTTTATGGCTATAGTAAATAAAGCTAAAGATATACATGGTAATCACTTTACTTATACCTTAATTGAAAGTAAAGATATTTAAATGGCACGCAATTCACTAGCTGGAAAATCAATTGGTAAAAGTAAATCAGCAGTTTATTTTGCAAATAATGAAGATGCTAGATTAAAAAAAAATGCATACAATAAAAAATATCATTCAGACCCATCTAGAGTTAAATATAGACAAGATTTAAATAAAGCTAACAGAAAAGCAGGAACCTATGGTAATAAAGATGGTTTAGATAAATCACATACTAAAAAAAACAAATTAGTTAATGAAAAATTTTCATTAAACAGAGCTAGAAATGGCAAAGGTAACAATCCCAAAAAAAAATAATTTATTAAATATATTTTAGTTAACTATTTATTATTATATTTGACATAATAAATAAAAAAAATTATGTCAGAAGAAAAGGAAAAACCTGTTTATTCAGAAACAGAGTTAGCAGAAATGCAAAAAAAAACAATGACTTATTATGCTGGTCAAGAATGTTTATTGTCACAGCAATGTGTAGTAGAAGAATTAAGATCAAGAATTAAAAAAGCTCAATATGAAGCATATGAGTGGAATCTTAAATTAATACACTTGCAGTTAAGTGTTCAAGAACCTGAAAGTAAATCTAAAAAGAAATCAAATGGCTAAAGCAGTTGTAATTAATAAACAGTTACCTTTATCTTTGCTTGAAATAATTAAATTTCAATTAAATTTTTATTGTTTTAATAATAAAATAAGACTTAGTCCTGCACAGTTAGATTGTTTATCTCTTTTAGGACTATATGGCGAAATTAATATGGCTGATTTTTGTACAGAAGTAGTAAATCAAGAAATATTTGGAAATGTTCAAACTACAAGAAATTTTATTACAAAATGCTGTAAAGATAAATTAGTAGTTAGAACAGGTTTAGGTAATAAATTTTTAAAAGTAAATTCAAATATAGATTTAGTAACTAGTGGTAATATTTTGTTAAATTTAAAATTATATTTCGTTGAGACCAACAAAATCTAAAGATTTAATTGCTAAAACAGCAAAAGATTTAAATTTATCAGAAGATTTAATAACAGATGTAGTTAATTTTTATTATAATGTTGTTTCAAAAAAAATTGAAAATTTAAATAGTCCAACTATTTTTTTACATGGGTTAGGTACATTACGAATAAGTAGAAAAAAATTAAAAAGAGATATAGCTGGGTTAAATAAATTATTAAATAGTAGTGACAAGGAAGATTTTAAAAAAGTAATTAAATTTAATTTATCTAAAACCTTACTTGAATTAAAAGAAAATTCTTTAGAATTATGTAATCAATATTATAAATCAATGTATGAAAAACGTTATAAAAATTTGGAAAAATAAAGGTGCTATTTTAGAAGGTATTAAAAATAATATTTTTAAGAAAAAGCATGTAGAAAAAATAGCAGAAGAAAGACTTAAAATTTGTCTTACCTGTGAATTTTTAGACACAAAAGGAGACAAATGTGTTATTAAAAAATCAAGACCTTGTTGTGGATCTTGTGGGTGTGGTTTATCATTAAAAACTAGAGCATTAAATGCAAGTTGTCCAGAAGAAAAATGGGATGCTATATTATCAGATGAAGAAACAGAATTATTAGAAGATAAATTAACTAATACATAAAACATGAGCGTTAAATTTTATGAAACAGGTCACAAGTATGAAAGCATTGATGCCGAAAATCCAATTACTTGGATAAGTGTTACTAAACTAATTGATAATTTTAAAGAACCTTTTAATGCTATTGAACAAGCAACAAAGTGCTCTAAAGGAAAAAATCCTAAATATAATAAATTATCAACTGAAGAAATACTTGAAGTTTGGAATAATGAAAACAAAAGGGCTTTAAAATTAGGTTCTTGGTATCATGACCAAAGAGAAAAAGATATTTTATCTTGCAATACAATTACTAGAGAAGGAAAAGAATTAACTATTATTGATCCTTTAATGGATGGTGATGCTAAATTAGCACCAGTACAACAATTAGCAGAAGGCATTTATCCTGAACATTTAGTTTATTTAAGTTCTGTAGGAGTTTGCGGACAAGCTGATAGAATTGAAGTTGTAAATGATACAATTCATGTTTATGATTATAAAACAAATAAAGAAATTAAAATGCAAGGTTTTACTGATAAACGTGGTAAAACAAAAAAAATGCTTACACCATTAAGTCATTTAGAGCAATGTAATTTTAATGAATATGCTTTACAACTTAGTGCTTATTTATATATAATGCTTAAACATAATTCTAATTTGTCCCCAGGTAAAATTCAACTAGATCATGTTGAATTTGAAACATCTTCTTTAGATAAGAATGGTTATCCAATTCATTTATTAGATAGAGAAGGCAATCCTGTTGTAAAAAAAGTAACACCTTACGCATTGCCTTATCTAAAAAAAGAAGTTGCTGCTATGTTTAAGTATGCTGAAGAATATAAAAATAAATTAATAAAATGATAAAACTATTTGATATATCAAACAACAAAGTAGTTCCAAGCGAACATTGTTTTTTGTTGCCTTTTTTAAAAAATGTAATGACTGAATTTCCAGACAATTATTTGGTTATTTATTCTTATTTATTTTATATGTCTTGCAGAAGTTCTGAAAATCCATATTATAATAGACCTAAAGAAGAATTACAAGAAGAAATTTTAAGAGATTTAGGTGTTCCAATTGATACAGAAAATTTAATAATTAGAATAGCTATGGAACGATGTAAAGAGTTATATGAAACACCTACAGTAAGAGCTTATAATGGAATATCTAATATGCTTGATAAATTAGCTTTTTATATGGAAACACAAAGCATTACAGATGGTAGAGATGGTAATATAAATTCTATTATAGGTGCAGCTAAAAATTTTGATGCTATAAGAAAATCATTTAAAGGTGTTGCTAAAGATTTAGAAGAAGAACAATCATCTAGAGCAAGAGGTGGACAAAAATTAAGTTACGATGATTAATGATGACCTTAGTGATGTTTATAAAGATATACCTCTATATGAAAATGGTGTATGGTCAACATACAGCTTTGATTCTAGAGAAGCTATGGGTAATATTTTAGAAACTGAATATTTTTTTGAACCAGGTTCATATAATTTTGATAATATAGTTTTTGAATTTCAAAAACAAGGTCTTAAGTTTAAAAAAAATGGTTTTTTTTGTGATGCCCCAGATGGATCAAAAGATTTTATAAATTATTGGAATGACCAAAAATTAAAATGCAGAAAAGGCGTTTTATATTTTAAAGGTGATAAAAAATTTTATTTGTCGCGTGATTACTACATGTGGATAAATTTTTTACCAATTATTGATAAAATAAAAAAGAAAACTGACTTTCCAGATATACATGACGCACAATATCATATGGCATTATATGAAACAATAGGTGAGTTAAAATATTTACATGGTGTTATTTTAAAAAAACGACAGTTTGGTTCATCTTTTTTTCATGCATCTAAATTAATTAATTTAATGTGGTTTGAGTATGGACCTGTATTAAAAATAGGCAGTTCTTTAAGTACTTATATAACAGGCGTTAATGGTACTTGGAAAATGATAAATGAATACCGTAATTTTTTAAATCAGCATACAGCATGGTACAGACCTATGAATCCTGGTAGTGTAGGTGAGTGGCAACAAAAAATAGAGTATACTGAAAATGGTAGAAAAACAGAAAGAGGAAGAAAAGGTATTATGCAAGCATTATCTTTTGAACAATCTGATACTGCAGGTGTAGGTGGATTGTGTACATTATTTTTTTATGAAGAAGCAGGTATTGCTAAGTCTATGGACAAAACGTATGAATTTATGCTTCCTGCATTACAAGCTGGAGAAATTACAACAGGTTATTTTATAGCATCAGGTACGGTAGGAGATTTAAAGCAGTGCGAGCCTTTAAGAAAGTATATGTACAAAGCCAAAAAAAATGGTTTTTATGAAGTTACAAAT